AGTTTCTTATAATGCACCAACAGGTAAAAAGGAATTTTCCGTAAACCAACAGGAAAGCGAAGATGATTTACCATTCTAAAACAACCCCTCGTTGGGCGATAACGTAAAGCGCAAATTTAAAACCTACAACTATGAGCCAAAACCAACAAATTGCAAACTACCTAAATAAAGGTAGAAAGTTAACCCCTATTGATGCTTTAAACAAGTTCGGATGCTTTAGATTAGCAGCAAGAATTAGTGATCTTAGGAATGATGGTATGAACATAAAAACTACCATTATTAAGCTAAAAAATAAGAAACAAATTGCACAGTATTCGGTTAATTGATTATATTTGCAATAGAATGTACGAGATTCTAATCTAAAACTTTTTGCCCAAGGAGGCGTTGGTACTCGTACTACCAGCAAATCTGCGGGCTATTTTATTTTTATGACATACGGAGAAAAGTTAAAAGACCCAAGATGGCAAAAGAAACGTCTTGAAATTTTACAAAGAGACAACTGGACTTGCAGATATTGTGGTTCAGACAAACACACATTACACGTACATCATTTTAAATATTTCAAAGAACCTTGGGATATAGAAAATGATAAATTAATAACTTTTTGTGAAGATTGCCATTGGCTACATGAAACTATGAATTCTACTTCTTATGATAGAATTTTAGAAATTATTAAAAGGCACATTGATAATGGTAAAAGTGAAACATATTGTAGAAAAGATTTAAAAAATGATAACAATGGCTAAAAGATTTACTGATACAGAAAAATGGAAAAAGCCTTTTATTAGGTCTTTAAAAGCCCCTTACAAGCTGCTTTGGTTATATGTTTGTGATGACTGCGACCATTCTGGAATATGGCAAGTTGATATAGAAGTTGCACAAATAAGAATTGGCGAAAAGTTAGATGAACAAAAAGCATTAGAATATTTTGGCGATAAGATAATACCATTAGAAAATAATACTAAATGGTTTATTCCAAGTTTTATTGAGTTTCAATATCCAAGCGGTTTAAGTGATAACAACAAAGCGCATACAGGAATAATCAAAAATTTAGAAAGGTATAAAGAACAAATTGATAATTATAAGCCCCTTATAAGCCCCTTGCAAGGGGACAAGGATATGGTTATGGATAAGGTAATGGTTAAGGATAAGGTTAAGGTTATGGTAACAATGCCATTTGAAAGCGAAAAATTTATAAACTATTGGGAAATGTGGAAGGAATTTAAAAGAAAACAATTTAAGTTTACATACGCAACACCTCAAAGCGAACAAGCATCATTAAAAGATTTGGTTAAACTATCTGGAGGCGATGAAAGAATAGCATTAGAAATTATTGAACAATCAATGGCAAAAGGATGGAAAGGTTTTTTTACACTTAAAAATGAAACAAATGCAACAGGAATTAGCAACAATCGCAAACCAACTTACTCTGAACAACAAGCCACAGACCTATGGAATCTCTAAACTTGAACCAGATGAATTAAAAGTTTATTCAGCATTAGAAACAATGAGTGTTGGAAGATGCTCACCTATTGAGGTAAAAGAGCATTTAAAAACCTGTATTGCTTTAAGCGGATGTCAAACACCTACAATAGAATTGTTTCAATTCCTTTGTGAATTTGTAATTAAGAATTATGGAAACTTTAAACTAAAGGAACTTGGAGTAGCTTTTGAACTATATGCAATGGGGAAATTATCAGTTGACAAAGCGATTATGTTTACCCCTAAATTTTTTGGTGATGTGATGGCAGCCTATAAGCCAATAGCTTTACAAGTAAGACAAAAGACCTATGTAGAACCGCAACCAATAGAAGTGCCTAAAATACAAGATGATGAGATTATAGAAGCATTATACCAAAATTGGGATAAGTCCTCTAAAAGAGGCTGGGAATTGCTAAATACAATGGCTTTTGATGTACTATGGAAACGAAAGGAACTAAACAAGGAAAATCTAAGTCCAGAGAAAGCAGATCAAATAAAGAAAAAGATAATAGCACATTACAAGGTAACGGCTAAAACACCTAAAGACTTAGAGAAATTAAATAACGAAATATTTATCAAAAACGAGTGCAAACGTTACACTTTGTACCTATTTTTACAAAACCAATTATGAAACAATTAACATTTATTTATGAATTAGCAAAGTTTATGCTGATATCAGTTCCTTTGGCATCTTTAATTTATATAACCGCACATCTATATTTTGTAATAAAAAGATTATGCTTAAAATATTTATAACCATAGCTATTTGGGAACTATTAAAACAACTTTATTACAAACTAATAAACAGATGACAGGAATAGACAACAACATTGAGGTAAGATTGATTTACTTAGATACAAAAGAGGAAATTGAATTTAGATCAATAGCAAAAGCAGTTAGGTTTTTACATACTGATTACAAAACAATTATGACCTATATGAACCCAATAAACAAAAAACGATACAAGCATAACGATAGATTATGTGTTGTTAGATTGAAAAAGTAACCCTAATTTTGCTTTATGCCATTGATACCTTTACCAAAGTTGTTAGAAAAGACCCAAAAGGTAGTAAATGCGTACATAAGGAAACGAGATGAAGGATTGCCTTGTATTAGTTGCGGAAGCTACAATGGTAATCAAGCTGGACACTACTTTACTGTTAAAGGGTATTCGGCTTTAAGGTTTAACGAATGGAACATACACTTGCAATGTGCTGGGTGCAATATGTTTAAGCACGGCAATCAAGCAATGTATAGGATTGGACTTGTAGAAAGGATTGGAGAGAAAGCGGTGAAGGAATTGGAGTTTGAAGCGGTTAATAATAGGCTAAAGAAATGGACAAGAACTGAATTAAACGAATTAATTGACAGATATAAGTAACATATTTGAAACGTGCAAAGAGCAAGAAATAGCAGGTTATCCTTGCTATGTTTTTGAAATTGATGGAACTACGCACTATGTATTTGGGGAAACACAAGAACAAAGATTTGATTTTATGGCAGATTTAATAAATAAATATGGCGAAAGTAAGCAGCAATAACAAAGTCAGCTTTGGCAAAAGAAAGTGTGGCAAGTACAAAAAGACATCTGGTCCTAAAGACAAGGCAGTAAAACAATATAAACAACAAGGTAGATAATGAAAGATACATACGGAAAGAAACTATATACTTGTAAATGCGGTGCAATAACCGAAGGATATGTGTGGTTTGGTAAGATAAAAGAAACCCAATTTGAATGTACTAAATGTGGCAAATGGATAGGATATGACAATTTAGAAAAAAAAGTAGATAGCATAATATCAATACGAACACCAACAAAAAACCGATAATATGACACCAAAAGAACAAGCAGTAGAACTATGGGATAAATTTGATGAAATTATAGCATTAAATTCTTGGGCAGATGAAAAAACTAATATTGAAGAACTTGTTTTATTACCTAAGAAATGTGCAATAATAGCAGTAAATGAAATATTAAAATACTCATCATTTGGATTACCAGATATGGAAGGTGTATTTTATGATTCATATTGGCAAGAAGTTAAAAATGAATTAGAAAAATTATAATGAACATCAACGAAATAAAACCCAACCCAAACAACCCAAGAAAGATTGATGGGGATGACTATGCTAAATTAGTTAAGTCTATTCAAGAAGACCAAAAGTTACTTGAAGCAAAGCCTTTAATAATAGATGAAAACAACGTAATCTTAGGAGGTAATCAAAGGTATCGTGCTTGTTTAGAATTAGGCATCCAAGATGTGCCTGTGATTAAAATGCCTAACTTAACCGAAAGAGAAAAGCAAAAGTTACTGGTTATAGATAACACTCATTATGGAATGTGGGATATGGATATGTTAGCAAATAATGATTGGCAATTAGAAGATTTAAGCGATTGGGGAGTTAATGTTGACTTTCTCGTTCCAAGTAATGATGAACCAAAATCAATAGACAATACCAAAAAAGGTAAGGTTTGCCCTAATTGTGGCATATCTTTGTAAAATATAGAAGAAATTAAGAGAATATGGCAAATGAGCATAATTTAATACCAGCACAAAAAGGTGAGGTGAGAAATCCAAAAGGCAGAGGCAAAGGTGTGCAGAATAGTAAAACTCGTTTACTTAGGTTGCTTGAATTAGTACAAAAGAGAAGGAATCCAATTACAGGCGAAGATGAAGATTTTACTGTACTTGAATTGATGGATATGCAAATGATTAGTAAGGCTTTGAAAGGCGACCAAAGAGCCTATGAAGCAGTAGTTGATAGATTAGAAGGTAAGCCTAAACAAACAACCGACATAACCGCTGACATAAAGGGTAATGTGCAAATCACAATAGAACCAGATGCAGATTGTCAACCAATTAAAGATTAAGGCTACTCCTGTATTCTATGCCAATAAAAAGGCTTACGAGGAAGGTTATCCAATAATATGCAATGAGGGTGGGTCAAGATCAAGTAAAAGCTATTCGGTTGTTCAGTTGTTAATTCACATTGCAATAAGCAAACCCAATACAAGGATTTCAATGGTTTCTCATTCCCTACCACATATTAAGCGTGGTGTTTATAGGGATTTCAAAAATATATTGGAGCAATGGAATATTTGGGATGAAAAGGATTTCCGATATACCGATTTCATTTATACGTTTAAGAACGGCTCTTATATTGAGTTATTTGGA